AAGAAGCTGATTTAGCTACACTTTCTCCGACAGAAATAAGCTCATCAGAAAGGTCTTTTGCTGCTCCACCTGCTTTTTGACTCTCTATAGAGGATTTTTCTAATAAAGCTATAAATCCTTGAAACGCTAATACTAAACCTAAAGGACCCATCATTGCTGACAATATACTTTTTAGTCCAGCTCCTAATCCTCCTGCTGCTCTAGTAGTAAATACAAGGTTAGATGCTAATTGTGAAAGGTTATTCGCCATACCTCTAATTCCATAGTTGGAATCTGATATAGTTCTACCAAGTTCTAATACTGTTGCAGTAGCTCCACCTGATGCTCCTGAAGCTCCTTTGCCTTTACCAGCATTTTGAGATAGTTTTACTAGCTCAGAGTTTAGTTTCTTGGTGCTTACAGTAACACCATCTATTGAAGCTGTAGCTTGACCTCCATTAACAATTATTTTTATTTCTTTTACTACACTTGAACTTGTTGCCATTATTTATTTCGTTTTATTGCGTTTTTTAATTCTTTCCAATTAGTAGGTGCTAAATATTTACCTTTAGCTATATCTATATCTTCGTCTTTAACATCCCAATCAGATGTTCCTAATAAATCTATTATCTCTCTTATCATATTACACTTCGTTTATTAATTCTAATGTAGCCTTACCTGTATTTATATTCATCTGTATTCTGTTTATCTTATAGCTTCTACCTGATATAATTAGTTTGTCGTTTAATTCTAACTTAGTAACTAATTTCAAAGGTAATGTAGCTTCAAACTTAGATAACCTTGACTTTTCATTATATATAGGAACTATATAGTTAAAGTAGTAATTGTTAAACAGACTTTCTGTATTTACATTATCTACAAAGAACTCATCTCCTTCTTCGCCAAAATGAATTGACTGTAAATTAGTAGCTGCACTTGTTGTTAAAGTATTTGCTGGTCTTATATATTGGTCAAAATCAGTATCATCTGTGCTAAATATAACATAATTAGAAGTGTCTTCTTTTCTACAATAAAAAACTAGAGGTTTTCCAAGTATTGGATTCTCATCCTTACTAACCATCCATCCCCATTGTACAGTAGTTCTATCTGTGTCATCATTTTGGTCAGTCATTCTCTCATACATAAGATGTTCAAATCCTAACTTAACAGAATACGTTCCTCCATCAAATGCTAAAGGGTTGCTTATAGCATTAGACCTATTACTAAGTCTTTCATTACCAAATTCATCATTAGTTATTTCATTGCTGTTTACTATAGCAAAAGTAGATGCGTCTTGATACTCAAAATCTATCTTAGAATATATGTTTGCTTTATCTACAGTATGTTTATCAGCGTGTATATATTGACTTACATCGTGACTTGTACCTTCATCATAAAATTTGTCTAATGTTCTTACTTTAATTGTTTCTCCATCATAAAAAGCAGTTAGATTAAACATCTTAAATATAGATGTTAAAAAGTCTATAACTTTCATCTTAGGCATATTATCTACTATATTTATACCTGAAGAAACTCCTATAGCGTTACCTCCATTGTATGTATAGTTAGCAGTATAACCAGCAGAACCGCCTGAATTATCTACCTCATTGTATACTATATTAAAACTATTTACAGCTATTTGAGTTATACCTCCTTGTGTTCTTACTTTGAATATAGGAGTAAAAGTTTGTGTTCCTTCGCCACTTCCAAATTCCTTTTGTATCGTATAACTTCTAGTAACAGGTCCTCCCCCAGAATGCTCTGAAGTTCCTATTATTTCTCCTGACTCTCCATCAAATAATTCTAAAGTATATAATCCTGCTCCAGTAGGAGTTACTTGTATTTGATAATTATAATAAATCTCTGTAATATCAGGTCCGTCAACTACAATAGAAGTAACTAAGTCTTTATTAGAATTACTTCTAGGGTCGTTTTGACCTGTAGGAGTTGTGTTAATAAACAAATAGTCATCTAAATCAAGTTTTCTTTCTTCTATCGCTATTTGTGAAGATAAATCTCCTTTTTCTCTATGCAACCATAGATATAACTCATAGAATGAAGCATTAGACGTACTAAAGAAGTCGTTTGTTCCGTTTTTAGAGAATGTAATACCATACCTGTCTTCTATACCTAATATTATGTGATATAATCTAATTGCTGGTTTTAAGTCTATCATAGATAGTCCAGTATAGGGAGTTCCAGAGTTATGATGTCTTACATTTCTTGAAACAACCTCTTCTCTTAACTCAGGTCCATTATCGTGCTGTGAATTGTAATAATAATGACTCTTACCACTTATAAATGGATAGCATAAGTCTCCTGCTGTTGTACTAGAACTATTAGATACTAAAACGTCATTAACTAAATTAAATCCGTCAGAAAACCCTGTATTTACGTTAGAAGAAGTATATATTTGATTAAATTTAGATAAATAAGAAGTATTATCTACAGCTAAGTTATCTAACTCATCATCGCCAAAAAGCAAGTTAAGATTTACTGTTTTACCATAAAATACAGCCTTATAAGCAAAAGCAACTCCGTTTTTCATGCTTACGCTATTTAAACTAAGAAATCCTTTCTTATAATCCTCTCCATTTATCTTTATTAAAGCTTCTCTCTTTACTCTAGCATCATAACCACCTATAATATCAAAATTATAGTAATGTTTAAAGATTAAGTTGTTAGGAGAACTAGCAGGTAAGCTAAATTGTTGTGTAAAGTCAGTAAATACCTTAGCTATGTCTCTAATATCCTGTATTGAGTTAGTTATGTTTATAGATTCTTCTGAAAAGATATCTAATCGCTTGTAAGTTACAGTTTCGCCAAATCCTGCTGTATTTATGTATATTTCTACTTCTCTACGCATATTATCTTACGTTGTTTATCTTATCAAATGCAAATTCTAGTTCTATTGTGTAATTTATTAGCTTATCATCTAATCTAGTCTTGAATGATAGGTTAGATGAGGATATTGATGCTGATAAGTGTTATAAGAGCCATTATTTATTATATTTGACTTAAACATCTCATCTTTCTTAGTCATACTAAGATTACTTCTCTTAAAGAACCATATATCTTGATAAGCACCAAACTTATTGATAAACGTGACCTTGTAAGGAGTATATTTACACTCTTCTATATTATCTACTTTAATTATTGTTAAACCATCTACTGCTGACACATAAACTGTATCTACAGGATGTAACTCAAAGTCATCTTCAAATTGGTCAATACAAGCATTATCCTCAAATGTACCTCCATCTAACTCTACTCTTTCTTCAAAACTATCTGCTCCGTTAACTCCGTTGCTTATATAAACAATTTGGTCTTGTATTTTAAGGTTAGTGTCTTGAACCCAAGAATATACTTGTTGACCTTGATAAAAGAAAGCTACTGAGTTAGTGTTTTCATTATCTACTGGTATTCTTATAGGAGCATCATCTTTTTTTAGTATAACATTATTAGATTGTAAGTAACCTTGTGATAGTTGAGGATTTGCACCATCTTCAAAATAGCCATATCCATAAAAAGCTCTGTTTCCTAAAGATAGAGATTGTGTATTTCCTCCTGTTATAAATAATGTAATTTGATAATCAACATACATTGTAGTATAATCATCTTCAGACAACTGTTTATTTGGATATACTCCGTTGAATGCTGCTGGGATATAGTCCTTTATTAACTCTGATATATCAAAATTAACTTTTTCGTTTATAGCTGTTGAGCTTAAACTATATTGTGGACTTCCTTGCCAAGTTGTATTTGCTGCACCTGTGTATATTAAAATTTCAATAGTTGCACTTGTCAAGTTATTAGATGATATGTTTACGAAGTAAGGACTTCTTACGTTTATTTTAGCCATTTGTTTTTATTTTATCAAATTCTTTTGTTAGTTCCTTATTAAATGCTTCTAATATAGTATCATCAAATTCACTTAATGTGTTGTTTATTGCTCTGTCTATAAAATTACTTCCTTTAAACTGAAACTTTTTTAATGTACCTCTTCTAGATATACTTCTGCTAATAAGAAATGATATCTTATTGTAATTATAGTCCGTATGTTTAAGGTATCTGCCAGTAGTATTGTCTCTAAGACGTATACCTTTGAATCTTAACCAATCTTCTATTCTATCTCCATTAGGTGGTCTTTTACCTGCACGAATACCTTCGTCTATAGCTCCACCATAAGCATCCATCGTTATTGTTAAAGCATTACCTACTGCTTTGGACTCAATATTATTAGCTAATTTTCCAGTAGCTATAGTTTCATCCATATATAGCTGCTCTTTAAGCCTAGAAACTGTTTTCCTACCTAGTCTGGTAAGTGCTATTGTTATAAAACTAGAGTCCATTAGCAGATACTTATATCATTTCTCATTATTATGTCTATATCAGCTCCCCATCCTACTAATTCGTTCTCAAATCTGTCTTTAAATGGCTGAACAGAGATATTATCGTCTACCTGTAGTAATTCTTCTCTTAAAGTACCTCTTTTTAGCTTAGAGTACACTAAATTGACTACTTGCAACTGTGTATTCATTATATCTTGTAAATTATCGTTGCCATAGAACAAATCATAGCTATAATCCTCTTTATTGTAGTCTAATATGTCTGCACATAGTACTTGAAGTGTAAAAGTGATAGTATTTGAGCTTATTACAGCATTTGAGATGTTTAAGTGTGTTAAAGGGAATATATCTGTC